ACTCTGGCTCTCGGCTGATACAGCCTGAGAATTCGCGTTCGCATCCTGAGCCGGGCTCGGCACAGGCACATTAGACGGCAACCCGCCATTCTGGATTATCCCGGCGCTGGACGCTGCGCCGCCCCCGCTGGCCTTACCAGCATCTTGTGGACCCATCAGGGCTTTCAACTGCATCTTCTGGATGAAATCTGGGTCAACAAACCAATCACTGACCTCATCAAGGATGCCCATTTCTTCAGCAGCATCCGTGAGCGCTCTATTGGCATTGAATTGCATCCCCATATTAAGAGCTATCATCGCCGAATTCATAACGCCGGGCAGCACATTCTGTAGGAAATCCAGCACCCGCTTGGCCTTCAACATCGGGTCCATACGAGACAGTGAACGGGCTTTAATTCTAAACGTAAAGTCTAGGAAGTCACCTGACCGTTGTTCGGGAGTGAGTGTAACCTGTGTCTCTTCACCACCTGGGCGTCTCTGCACCAATGGCAATTCAATAAGCGGATCAGTATGAAGATACCATGCGTTCTTTTCGTTTATTCCCGCCGCGAAATCGTAGATAATATCCTTCGAGTCCTCCACCGTAACCGTAGAGTTCGCGTTGAGGATCGAAGCCTGCGTAGCAGTTATGTCTCCGCCACCCTGCATTTTCTGCCCGGCCATTTGGTCCACTCCGCCGGACATAGCGTTCGCATAGACTTGAAGCTGCGCCAGCCAAGCCACATTCCCCTCATTCTGTCCGCCGACTGATACGGTCGTAACTGATCTTGGGTCTGCGACTATGACATCGTTATCAGGCGCAGTGCGGATGTCTTCACCCTCGTCTACGTGTCCGGGGGCGCATATAATCACATCTTTCTGTGTGTCCGCCTGATCCATCGCCTTACGTAGTATGCGGTTCGCGCCCATGTGTAAATCATAGAACACCCCAATCGGAGAAACGGGATATGGATTATTGGGCACGGGCGGCGATAGCTGTAAGAAATTATAGGGCCCGGTATCCGGCCCGTAGTATTCCACCGCCGACAGGTACTTATCTGAAATAGAAACTCTGGGGTCGGGAATAACTACCTTTGCATTGGCTTCCGGTATCCACAGTTCCACCACGTCTACAAAATCCTGCAATTCGCGCATCTCAGAATTCTGTATATTCATCCCTGATAGTTTGGCGGTTGATTTTTCCTTGGTCATCACTTGTGACGCAGCTAGAGCTACAACGGCATCGTGGTCATAATTGTTGTTGTCCAGCAATATCTGACGAGGGACACGGTTGGCATCCCCGAAGAAAGCCGATGTTCGGAGAGATTTGGCAGACGGATCAAAAACGAAATTCTACCCGCTCATTGAATATCGACCCATTATCATAATGAACGTCGCCGAAATCGTGTATAGTATCACTTGTTGAAAGCCCGACCTTGACTATGCCCATCATAAAGAGCGCATCCACGATACACGCCCGTAACAGGCTCTTCATGTCGAGCTTCTTATTCAACGAATCAAGAGCAAGCCCCAACAACTCGGCGTACATTTTGTGTTCAAGAATGTCGGTAGTGACGAGGTTAATCGGGCTCTGCATTACCATATTGGGAACCAGAGCACGAACTGCGTTATAAATAAGGTTAAGAGGCTCTTCGCCCTGGACTCCACGCCCTGATCTGTAATACTGCCCAACGAGTTGTGCTATCAACAGAGAACGGAAATGAACAAAATGTTTTGACCGATCAAAACTCTCTTTGACTGCCAACTGAACTTTACGCGGAACTAAAGACTCAGGCATGTGCTGCTCCTGTAAGGGTAAAATCGAATCGCTGTCGGCCTATACGACTATTCTTTCTTTTCTGTGCTTTTAGTGCTCTCTTCTTTCTAAAACCTATTGAATAATACGGGGCCTTAGGGCCCACCATTTTTCTGCCAGCCGCCAGATCATGGTCGTCTAGGGTAAGGGCGTCTGCTATAACACAATCACCGTGCGTCTTGCGAGCCGACGCATTTTCTTCAACAAGCGCAGCGGGACCGATAGAACCGTCGGGATGATAGATGTAATACATAGCTTCACGCAAGGCAAATTTGCAGGGGTTAATGTAAGAACCGTTTGCCATGACTCTATCGTAGAGCGAGAGCAACTCCGCCTTACTTTGTCTGCCGTTATGCCAACCGTAAGAATCCGTTTCTTTTCCATGAACCTTGCCCTCTGTCTGTCGCCGATAAAAGAACGGATAGTGATACCTGGTAACAATCAACTTCCCGTAGTCCCAACCGGGCATGTTGTTCTCCCACTTCAAAAACGGGAGGTGCCGAGGAGCGCGACCCCCCACCCAGATCATCAAGGCGATAGAAATCCGGGCTAGATCATACGGCGGTGTGTTGGCGTCCCGCCACTCCATGATCTTCTGATTCGTCTCGTTACACTTAATCGAGATAACAGAATTAGAAGCCCCTTGCCCTTTGCTTATATCGACCCCGGCGCGATAAGTCAATAGCTGATCCGGCCTGCCGTCGATGAGCTTGCACCACACCCGCAGAGGACCGTTGGCACACGGGCGATGCCATATCTTATTTAGTGCGCGATGCCGGATAATGTCCGGGATGTCTTTCTCGGGCACGGACGATACGAAATCGACCCGCATCCTACAATCAGGCTCCTTAGCAAACATCGCAATGTGCCGCTCGAAGTTTGGTGTCGAGAAAAACACATCCCCAGCCTGAAGGTCTTCCATGTCCAACTCCTGGGCTATTTCCTTCGGTGCCATGCGCTCTTTTTGATCCAAATAGAACGGTGATTCAATAACCCACTTACCATTCTCATCCTGCCGTGTCGTCCGACCAGCGCCCTTCTGTGGGTGTTCCCACCACGGCAATACAAACACTTTTATCTGGCCTGAACTCAACCATCGACTATACTCTGTACCGGCACCACACGGGGTGCTGTTCACTATCCTACAGGGAGAAACGGAGGACGTTGATGTCCTAATGGCTGTACCGTTCTCAACCTTGGAAAACTCATCAAGCAGTATAGCCACACGCCTATCACCGGTCCCGGCATGAGCACTCGTAGATTCACCGTCTATACAACTCCCATTCAGGCTGTTGAGCATGTGCATCTTCGTGCGATATTTCTGCCCCGGCAGACACCCCGGAGGACGCATCCACTCCGGCAACCACTGGTTGATGTAATCATGTTTTTGGAATAACGCCTTCATGTTGCCGGTGCAGTCTACACCGGCCTCTACTCTTGAAAGTTCCAATAATTGCTCTTTCTTAAAGAACAACCACCTCCAATGGAACATCGCAGTGCAACACCAACTCGCCCCCATATCACGTGATTTACGAGCGGCAAGATCGTGACCGTCCTCGCGCGCATACTGGAGCTCATCAAGATAATCGTCCTGAATTGGCCACGTAATGAACGGGACATCCATCGCCGTCGCAGGGACCGTTTTCCCAGTCGCCGGATCGACGATAAACTGATTAAACGTCCACACGAAAGTGTTAATCCAGTATAACTGAGAATTACGACACGCCGCCAATAAATCTTTCTGCATCCCCACATCATTCTCGGCAGCAGTAAGAATTTTCTGTCGGTATTCAAGATTAGCAGTACGAGTCTTGGGAATCTTCAGCCCTGTTCTGGGACAGGTCCAAATTTCCCGCGATTCAGGAAATGGTGTACTAAGATGCGGTCGAATTGTCTGCTGCTGCATTTTGTGCTAAACTGTTCAATCGTAGCTTCTGCACTTCTGCCACCTTGTCTGGCAGACTGGTTTTTTCGGTCCCGGGATCACTCGCTGTAGCGACCCTACCTTCATGTCGGTCCCATATAAGCTGGATCATATCTTTGTCGGGCAGCTTGGTTTTTAATACTTTCTTGCCGCCAATAGTATCCTTGTATTCATACCCCAATGCTTTTCGCCAAACAGTACGGGCCAACGCCTCGATCTTCGTCATAATCTTAGGCGCTTCATCACCTATTGGCGTGATCTCGCTCTCCTCCAGGCCTATCTTCTTCAAGAGTTTCGTGAGTTGTTTATCAACTGATACTGGTTTCTTGGGGGGTGGCATCACTCCATCTCCATCAACCGCAAATTCTCCACGTAAATACTCAGCAATCTCGCACAAATATCACTGGGGGTCACAAATCCGATACCATCGGCACCGTACATCCCACCGACTAGTATCCCAACGAAATTACTTTCCAGGTCGAACACCGGGCCGCCGGAATTCCCCGGCCATGACTGCGCGTCGATATGAAGTATATTCTTTTCACTGAAAAACGGAATTTCACGTGAAACGCACGATACTATACCCTTAGTGACAGTATTGAACAACTGCTCACCAAACGGTGAGCCCACGACGAATACACCCTCACCGATCCGAAGCTGGCTTGACATGCCCCATTCGGTAATGAACGGCACGGGATCGTTTGCATCGGCCCATAAATGAATGAACCCGGCGTCTACCACCACCCGCTCACTGACGAAGGTATCCGTAGACGTGTACTCCCGGCCATCCGGGAACCGCACTACGAACTCATCGGCACCCTCTATAACATGCCTTGCTGTCAGTATAATCCCATCAGGTGCAATACACACCCCCGAACCCGACCACGTGCCCCAAGGCCCGTTAGCCTCGACGTAAACCACTGCTGACAGCACCGATTCCACTAC